TGACCCCCAAGCAAAGAGAAGCGTGGGAGTTACACCTCGCAGGTATGTCAGGCAGGGCTATTGCAAAGCAGCTTGGCATTGCTGAAAACGCACTGCGAAACCGTCTGAAGGGCGCACGCAAGCACGCTGAGGCAGACGGTGCTATCCAAGGGGCCATGAGTTCTGTTGGTATGCAGGATGCTGGGCCACTACACTCAGGCTGGATCAAGAGCGAAGGCGCTTCCCTGTATTTCCAAATGCCCAAGGACGGCGGCGGGAACAGCATTGAAGACCTTGCGGAGAGCATCAAGGCCAGCTTGGCCGACATGCGCCCCATAGAGGCCGCAGAAGAGCCGCCTCATTGCGATGATGACCTGCTGACCATCTACCCCATAGCAGACGTCCATATGGGTATGTATGCGTGGGGAGAGGAGGTTGGCGAGGACTATGACACCGACATCGCGGAAGCTCGCGTCAAGCGCTGGATGAAGTCCGCCATTGATGCGTCTCCATCGTCAAGCACTGCGGTTATTCTGGATGTTGGCGACCTACACCACGCAGACAGCCAAGACAATCGCACGCCTCAGAGCAAGCATCAGCTTGATGTTGCAACGCGTCACTTCAGAACGGCTGACGCCAGCATCAAAACGCTTGTGCATTGCTGTGACATGGCGCTCGCAAAGCACGAGAAGGTTATCGTCAGGATACTTGCGGGCAATCACAATCCGACAAGCTACATGATCACGCTCTTTGCTGTTCACGCATATTACCGCAACGAGCCTCGCATTGATGTTCAGCTAGACCCCAGTGACTTCTTCATTATGCGCTTCGGCCAGTGCCTCTTGGCCAGCCATCACGGCGACAAGTCAAAGCCCGAGCGGCTGATTATGGCCATTGCGGATCGGCATAGTGAGGAGTGGGGCAAGACCAAGCACAGGTTCCTGTGGACGGGACACCTACATCACCTGAAGAGCAGCGAAATCGGTGGCATGTTGTGGCAGCAGCTTAGAGCGGTTGCCCCAAAGGACGCATATTCGTTCAATGGGGCATATTCAGGGAAGTCAGAAATCCGCGCCGTTACTCTGCACCGAGATCGGGGCGAGGTTTTGACGGTTGTCGCCTCTGGCGACTAACCTGCCGCCACCTTCCGCTTATACTCGCCCAGCATCCGCGCGAGCTTCTGGCGCCGAAACGGTGAGGCCTTGTCAGAAATCATGGCAGAAAATTCCCCGCGACTGACGCCCAGAGCTTCGGCGGCGCAGGTGCGTGAGGCGAATGTAATGCCTGCAATAGCAAGCGGCTTGTAGTTCTTCACATCTCTGCGCCTGCGCTGCTCCAGCGCCTCGGGTGATGGCGCGTGGCAGGGTAGCTTGTCTCTGCGCCCCTCTGCGGCCTGCTTCAGCTCAAACGCCATCATAGCTTGGCCATATAGCGCCTCCTTGCGCTCCTGCGGGTTCGAGATTTTCGCCAAGTCCTGCGCGACCTTCAGCAGCCGCTTCTTCTCGGCCTTCTTGCGTGCCGCTGCCGCCACGTTGATCTGCTTGATCTGCTTGTCTCTGATGGCTGGGCTGTTGTCGAGCTGAGCCTTTGCCAGCAGTATGCCGTGCTTGTGAGCGTGGCGGCGCACCGTGGTGACGACCACATCAAGCGTGGCGGCGATCTGGTTTGCCGTGAGGCCAGCCTTGGCTCCCCTGCGGATTGTCTCAATCATGTCTGCGTCTACTACTTTTTGTGCCATTATTGTTCTCCTTTCAGTTCTGCGATGGTGGAGCACGTCAGTGATTTTCCCCACGCTTCATTCAGCGCAATACCCTCAGAGCCATCGCACCAACCTTCTTTGTAAGCAGATGTTACAAGTATCTTCACGGTTTTTAATTCCACCGCCTTCGCCAGCTCGGCCTCCAGTTCCTCAATACGTGCCTCTGCCTGCTCAAGCTCTGCCGTTACCTCTTGCAGTGCGTCATAGTCTTCCTGATCGTTGAGGTGCTTGTTGATTGCGTATGTGTTTCCGCCAGTCATTCTGTCTCTCCTGTTTTAGAATAGCACCCTGCGCATGAGTTCTACCGTGACAAGTAGGGGCCATAGTAGTGAAAGTACCCACCCCCCAACGATCGCATCACCAAGGTCATACTGTTCAGGGGCTTCTAAGGCAGAGGCGATAAAATACGCCCACATTAGGAAAGACATAAACAGATACACTCCAAGGAAGGCGGGCTTATACTTTTTATAGTCAAACTTCATCAAACTTCCTCCACGAATATCTCAGGGTTGCTACCATCCTCGTTACGTTCAATGCGGTAGACGCAGAGGCGGTTTTCTGTAGCCCCGCGGTTCACTTTATTTGAAGCCCCGACCCAACCCTCGTAGACGTTGTGCCACGTTGTGATGCGCTTTTGGATGTCGTGAAGGTCATATTTACCCCCATCATCAGGCCAATAAGCCCCGTTTTCTGCGTAATTACAGGCGCAGCCCTCGTCATCAAAACCTACCAGAGGTCTCTCTTTGTTGTAATAAGAACGCCCCAAGATAGTGACCTTACACCCATATCCATCTTCATACTCAGCGGGAAACTCTGTTGGCGGTGTAAATTTACGTATTGTCATTGCTTTTCTCCTTCCATCTCGGCCAACTTGGCCTTGTATCGCTCGATGCGCTCTTCAAGTATTGCCAGATCAGTGCTGACATATGACGGGCGCACCCCCTGATACCGAAGCTCCAGCTCGTCGCGCTGTCGCAGCCATGAGGCGATGCAGTCTTTGATGTCGTCTTTGGTCATGATGTCTCTCCTTCTGGACGCGCCACGGGGCGCAGTGAGCAGCCGAGCGCCAGCAGGCACTTGCCGTCTGTGTAGAATATATGCTCGCCGATAGCGCCGAGCGGTGTCAGATTATGCCGCCACACAGGCTTGACGGCCTTCGTATGGTAGTGGGTTGCCCCAAGACCCAGAGTTGCCCCTGAGAGCGCCTCTTTGGCCACTGTCTGAGCCGTTGCCCACGCCTTAGCGTCTTTCGGCTCGTCTGACTTGCCGTCACAGTAGAAGCTGAACTGACAAGCCCAAGGGCGAGACACTGGAGAGCGGTGCTCCTTGACCACGCCGCAGACCGTGCTGGGGAAGTCAGGGTGAGCCGCGCGGTTGATGACGACCTCTGCGATGGCCATCTGAGCGTCTACTGGCTCTGAGCGGCCCTCGTGATAAATGGCCATTGCGAGACATGCTGCTGCGGTGATCATTTCCCCGCCTCCTTCTTCTCCAGCCAGAGCAGCGTGTCGATGTCTAGCCTGTGAATGGTCGCTGCCGTGATAATGCCGTGGTGCTTAATGTCTTGGATTATTTGCTGTGTGTGGGTCATGCGCTTTCCTCCAAGAAGTCTGAGGCTTTAGAAGCCCACAAGATGAAGGATGGGCGCGACTGCCCGACCTTGGCATACACATCCGCCTTGCTGATCTTGCCAGCGTTGAAGAGGCGCATGGCCGAGTTGCCTGCCGTCGTCGTGGTCACGTCGAGATGGCCTGCAAGCTCGCCCGTAGTGATGTAAGAGCTTTCGCAGATCAGCACGTGAGCAGCCTCGTCAAGCTCCTGTGCAGTCAGCGGCGTCTCGTATGGACCTTCCGCTGGCGCAGGCTCCGCTGCGGGTGCTGGCTTCAAGACGTGCTCAGTCACCAAGACGCTGACAGCCATCCACGGCGTGCGCTCGCGCTGGTGCTCTTTGTGGTTCTCGATCAGCACAGCCTGATAGCGCTTGCCACGCTGAAGCTCCGCCCCGTCAACGGCATATGGCGGGATGAATATCTGCTCGCCTGCCTCGTTAAGAGCAAAGGCGAAGCCGTCTGGGTGGTGGTTTGTGATGAGGATAGTTTCTTGCATGTTAGTTCTCCTTGGTTTGGTTTGTTTTCGTGGGATCAGAATACATAGCAAAAAAGCACCGTCAACACATTTATTGCACTTGCATTGTATTTTTTATCCCATATGATACCACACATCAGCACAGGAGAAATGCAGATGCAAATTCGAAAAGAAAGTCGGGTGATATTGACTGAAGAGCAGCACGCGCTTTTGTCATACGCCGCAGAGATGGAGGGGATGGCGCTGGCAACATACTTGCGCCACTGCGCCCTAAATGCCGCTGCCTCTATCGGCATCCGCGCCAAGCAGCCGAGGGTTGACTGATGCTTATATATGGCATCGACCCAGGCTACACGGGCGCAATCACGCTCTACTGGCCCAAGACAAACGACATTGAGGTTTACGACATGCCGACAATGCCGAGCGCCAAGGGCAAGACTGTCCTCAACATGCACGGCATTCTGGAGATATTGCATCCAGAGGGCGACGAGGCGCGCGTGGCGTTTATGGAGCAGGTTGGGGCCATGCGTGGTCAGGGCGTGTCTTCCATGTTCCGCTTTGGTGAGCAGTTCGGCGCGTTGCAGATGGCGCTCGCAGCCAATGAGACGCCAATGTATCTCGTGACACCTCAGAAGTGGAAGAAGCACTTTGGCCTCACCAGAGACAAGGGCGTGAGCCGTGGGCTGGCGATGCAGCGTTTTCCAAAATACGCTGACAAATTCAAGCGCGTGAAGGATGATGGCCGAGCAGAGGCCACGCTGATTGCGCTATATGGAAAGGAAGTAATGTGATGACTGAAGTTGAGATAAAGCTAGACCAAGTCCAGTTTAATGAGCTTGAAACCGCCCTAACGTGTCGAGGTGATAATATTGCCGATGCTATCCGATCCATTGCGGAGATGGATGAAGGAAGAGGGAACGCATTTATTGGGATAGCACAGGGGCTGTTCTCAATAGCCGAGGCGATTGAGAAGCATACGCGGTATTTACGAGAACGCGATGAGGCATCCATTAAGGAGGAGTGACGTCATGCGATATAATTACAGAGATGCCTTTAATCAGTGCGTTGAGCACGACGACAACCTCCAAGATTTTGAAACGATCATCAACGCGACAGACATCAGGGGCGACCTTTATTTTGCCAATTATGAAAAGGCTCCGTGGCACGTTCAGGCTGAGATAAACGGATTTGAGGTAAACTTTTGGCCTCACACGATGAAGGCTTACTGCTCAGGCTTTGGGACAGTTGAGGGCTTGCACGCGATCATCGACATGATCAACGAGGTAAACGATGAAGAAGATGTGGAGGTGGTAGAATGAACGGATTTGAAAAACACGGCATTGATCACCTCTCTGCCAGCAGCATCAATCTCTGGTCAAACGCGCCCGACGTGTGGGTCATGTCATACCTCTTTAAGCAGCGCACTCCTATGGGTCCAGCGGCTTGGCGCGGCATCTGCTCTGAGGATGCGGTAGTTGCCGCTCTAACGGGCTCGCAGAGCGTCGAGGAGGCCACTCAGAGCGCCTTGGATAAGTTTGACAAGCGCTTCATCATCGGAGACGAGAAGACCACTAAGGAGCGCGATGTGATCGCCCCTATGGTCGCCAACGCTGTCGAGGCGCTGAAGGAGTATGGCAAGCCAGAGTTCCCAGAGGACGGCAGCCAGCACAAGATCAGCATCACAGCCAAGGGCGATGGCTGGGAGATACCTGTGATCGGCTACCTTGATCTGGTCTTCCCTGAGAGCGGCATGGTCATCGACCTGAAGACAACAAACCGCATCACGCAGGTGATGTCGGCAGAGCATCAGTTGCAGCGCGCCATCTACCAGAAGGCGATGGGCAACTACGGCGTAAAGTTCCTCTACGTCAGCAAGGCCAAGTCGCTGATGCTGGAGGATGGCGACATCAACGAAACACTAGCTAACGCTAAACACAAGATTGCACGGCTTGAGAAATTCCTCTCAGTCTGCGATGCGGAGACCGCAAGGGACATCGTGCCAGTGAACCCGAATACGTTCTACTGGTCTGGCTCCGAAGCACTCCGCGAACAAATGTACGGCTTTTGACCGTACACAACACGACAAACTGTCAGCAATGAAAGGCGACAACAATGTTTAATCTTGATCTAGGCTCAACAGGCGCAGCAGGCCCATTCCTCGCATGGTCAGCAATCGGCACGCGCGATGGCACAGTCCCAGCACGCAGCTTCTACGTCCGAGATGGCGGCAATAAGACCCCATACGATGCCAGCACAGGCTTCGTGCTCGACATCGACGCCCTCAAGACAGGGTGGCAGCACTCTGAGGGTGCTGTGGGTGTTGCGCCATCATGGAAGTGGAACGAGAGCGTCAGCCAAATGATGGGCAAGCCTGGTGACGACTGGAAGAAGGGCTTCAGCGTGCCGTGCGCCACAGGCGGTGGCTCTGTCGCCACATGGGAGCAAGCAGGCGCGTCTGCGTGGCAGTCTCTGGAGGCACTCGCGCCCCTGCTGGGTCAGCGTCCAGATGCCAAGAGCTTGCCAATGGTTCGCCTGCAAGAGGCCAAATTCGTGCAGTTCACAAAAGGCTCAACCGTCGTGCCGATCCTTGAGATCGTCAAGTGGGTTGACCGCCCTGACTGCCTGAAGGATGGAGTTGCGGCTGGCATTGCGACAGAGCCAACACCAGCGCCTGTGGCAGCGCCAGCAGCCGCACCAGCGGCGGCAGTCATTACTGACGCTGAGTTCTGAAGCGGATTTTAATCAAGTTCGCTACGGAAGCCCTGCCAGAAATGGTGGGGCTTTTTGCACTTAGGCCCATTGACATGCAGCCTCATGTGGCCCTATGCTGCCCCAAACCAATTAGGAGAAACAAATGCTACTCTCTGACGTAGAAGTCGCCGAGATGATGTCGGTGTCACGCAATACCGTGTGGCGCTGGGTTGGCAGCATCGACAAGTTCCCGCAGCCAGTCAAGATCGGCGGGGCAACCCGCTGGCGTAAGGCCGATCTGGACAAGTATATCGCAGACCTGAAGACAGGCGACCAGCAGGTTGATGTTGAGGAATACATCAAGAAGGTGGCGACATGAAATATGGTTCAGTATGCAGCGGCGTTGAAGCTGCGACAGCAGCTTGGCATCCGCTTGGCTGGGAGCCGAAATGGTTCAGTGAAATAGAGAAGTTCCCAAGCGCAGTCCTTGCGCATCATTACCCAGATGTCCCCAACCTTGGCGACATGACACAATTTAAGGAGTGGTCTAATGACCCAATCGACCTTCTTGTTGGAGGAACCCCATGCCAATCGTTCAGTGTCGCAGGACTTCGCAAGGGACTTGATGACCCGCGAGGAAACCTCATGCTCACCTATCTTGCCATCGCTGCACGATATCAGCCCAAGTGGCTGGTTTGGGAGAACGTCCCCGGCGTCTTGTCTAGCCAACGAGGACGGGATTTTGGAACCTTCCTCGGGGCGCTGGGCAAGCTCGGGTATGGGTTCGCCTATAGAGTGCTTGACGCTCAGTACTTCGGAGTGGCCCAAAGACGCCGCCGTGTGTTCGTTGTCGGATACCTTGGAGACTGGAGACGTGCCGCAGCGGTTCTTTTTGAGCGAGAAAGCCTGTCAAGGCATCCTGCGCCGAGCAGAGAAGCGCGGGAAGAAGTTGCCAAGTGCCTTACAACGCGCACTGGAGGCGCATACGATGCAGACATGGAAACCCTGCCCGTAGAAAAATGGCCAGCAGAAATCGCTTCAACTCTCAATGCATCATTTGGATCAAAGCAAGGACTTGAGGATCAGCATATAAACGGTGGTGCGCCTCTATTTGTTCCAACCACAGAAACCCTGCCAATAGCATTCGGCGCGCAGAACAGCTCCAGCCAAGGCGACAGCGTGTCAACGCAAGTCACGCCAACGCTAGATAAGAGCAAGACGCCAGCGGTGGCTTTTGACGCTTACAACCAAACAACCTCAGATAAAGCTGCCGCACTTAGAACTGCCGCTGGCGGTGTTTATGATAACACTGTGATGACTTCTCAAGTCCGCCGCCTAACCCCAACAGAATGCGAGCGCTTGCAGGGCTTCCCTGACAACTACACGCAGATCGCGTGGCGAAATAAGGCAGCGGAAGACTGCCCAGACGGGCCTCGCTACAAGGCTATGGGCAACTCAATGGCTGTCCCGGTGATGCGCTGGATCGGTGAAAGAATAAAGATGGTGGAGGGGATGAAATGATGGCTGAGCTAAAAGCAAAACAGGACACAATTTCGGAGTTCATTGAGCAGATCACCGATGGCTGGGCAGAGCTTGACGGCAAGCCTGTGGTTGAGATCAGGGCGCTTTCTGAGCACGGCGGAGCCAATATAGCGCGGTTCGGCTTGGATATGCTGGACTTGGCGGCAGATCACGCCAGAGCCATGAATGACGCAAAGCGCAACGTCTACATGTGCATCAACCCAGTGGACGGCGATGCGGAGATCAAGGCTGGCTTCGGAGCGCACGACAAGGACATCCTCGCAGCGTTCTACTGCTTCGCGGATGCCGACACTGACGGCGCGATGAAGAACATCCTGAACTTTGCAGGCCCGCAGTTCACGATGTCAGTGAAGACAGGCACAGTGCCGTTTGTGCGTGGTCACTGCTACTGGCGTCTAGAGGAGCCTGTCGCAAACCTTCAGGCGTGGCGTGAGACGCAGCAGTCAATCGCCCAGAGCCTGAAGACAGACGAGGTGGTGATCAATCCGAGCCGCATCATGCGTGTGGCTGGCACAGTCTCGTGGCCAAGCCAGAAGAAGCAGGAGAAGGGCTACACGCCAGAGCTTGTCACAATGCGGACAGAGTTCAGCACAGACAGAGACCCAGTGCCGTTCGAGCGCATGATGCGTGCCTTCCCGCCTGTTAAGGGGGTATCAACCTCCGCAGGTGACAGCCCCTTTAACATTGACCTCGGCAAGCAGGCGATGGACCGGGCGCTGGCGCAGCAGTCAATCATGCAGGGCGAGGACTGGCATCACAACGTCGTGCGCCTCGTCGGGTCATATGTCTCAAAGGGCTTGGCAGACGCAGAGATACACGCCATCACGGACAACTTCACGCAGCCGCCATACACTGTGGACGACACGCGCAGAGAAGTGCAGCAGGCCATCGACGGGGCCAGAGCGAAGGGGTGGACGCCAGAGCCGCAGCTAACGCCGCAGGAAGTGCTCGCCAAGCCTGCGCCGCAGCCAGAGCCGCAGCAATTCAACATTGCCACAGAGCCAACGCAGACTGCGCCTGCGCCAGAGCAAGTGAAGCCACGCGCCCCGATCTTCTGGGCGGGAGAGGCCAAGCCAGTCTTGTCGTCAAGCTATCTCGTCAAGGGCTGGCTCGGCTCAGAGCAGATGTCGGTTGTCTACGGCCCGTCAAACGTCGGCAAGTCGTTCTTCACGCTAGACATGGCGTTCCACATCGCGGCGGGCATTGACTGGCAGGGCAATAAGGTCAAGCAGGGCGCGGTTCTGTACCTCGCAACGGAGGGCGGCAACGCATTCCAGAACAGGGTCTACGCGTTGATGCAGCAGCACGAGCTAACCGACGTGCCTCTCGCCATCAGGGCAGCGCCTGTCGATCTGCTCAGACCAGACGCAGACCTAAAAGAAATCGCAGACCTGTGCGACGAAATCACGGCGTCTCACGGCCCAATCGCAATGATTGTCATCGACACACTCTCCAGAGCAATGGCTGGCGGCAATGAAAACGGCCCAGAAGACATGACGGCATTCATCGGCAACGTGGATGCTCTCAGGAGCTATGCAAAGGCGCACGCCCTAATCGTTCACCACAGCGGCAAGGACACAGCCCAAGGCGCGCGGGGCCACAGCAGCCTCAGAGCCGCGACAGACACAGAGATCGAGCTGGACAACGATGAT